ACTTCCGGAGGTATAAGCCATGGAGAATATAATAAACATTTTAGTCAACAATGGGTCCTCAATCGCTTTACTTGCATACTTCATCTATAAAGATAATAAATTTACTGAAACAATAACAAAATCATTAACCGCTATTAATGAAAGTCTTGAGGTTATAAAGGATATGATAGGAGGTAAAAAGAAAATATGAATAGTCCATACATGGGAGATTTTTATTGCTCTCAAAAATATACACATGGAAAACATGACGGCCTTGACCTTGTAGGAATTACCCATAAAGAAATACATTGTGTAAAGTCCGGAACCATAGTATATGCCGGGTGGGAAAACCCTAATAATCATTTACAGGGATTCGGCCAGTATGTAGCTATCAAAGAAAACAATACTAATAATATTTGGTATTACGGTCACTTATCTGAAATAAAAGTAAAATATGGGCAGTCTGTAAAAATTACTGATATTATAGGTATCGAGGGAACGACCGGTAGAAGTACTGGAAACCATGTCCATATATGTGTACGGGTAAACGGTACAAAGGGTTGTGATATGGATGTTTCTGCAATATTAGGAATACCTAATATAGAAAATGGATACAAAAACCCCTATAATGACGGATACGAACAGACAACTACAATGAACTATGATATCCCGGATATTGATTTTATAAAATATATTCAGGAATATTTGAATAAAAAATATAATGCAGAATTAGCTGTTGATGGTATTTGTGGACCAAAGACTAGAGCGGCTATTAAAAAATATTTAAGTATATGAAAGTGAGGTAATTTAATATGAAAAAGACAACGGCAAAACAGGCAAGAGATATTGCATATGCAGTAACGGAACAGGTAATGAAAAACAGGGGCGGTCAGATTACAGAGACATGGAATGAAAACCCAACTATCTGGTGGGAGAATATTTACAGTCATGCGGCTCTGACTAATGAATATTTTCAGACCCTTGTTGATACCTTCATCTATATGCGTATCCAGGCCAATGACTTTGAAAATCCCCTTGCGCAGTATAAATCTGGTGATCTTCCTCTTGGATTTGGTGAAACTGAAATATATATCAATCCTCAGACCGGCCGTTACTTTGCAGTAAATCCGGAACAGTCTACAACTGATGATGTATATTACCCCGGTCAGAACTACACTACAAAAACAACTAACGGTACTGGTGCAAATACTAACGGACTGACAACAACTATTCTTGACGGAGTAGGCCAGACAAATGAATCAATCAATCGTAATCAGCATATTATGCTTGATAAACTCCCTGATATTAAACAGGTATTTTTCCGTGTAAATTATGGCCGTCAGTATCAGAGAACTTATGCAGGTAGTGAAATTCTGAAAACAGTTGAAACATGGGAGAATTACGCTCAGTTCATTGATGGTATTGCAAGAGATATCAATTCAAGTCTACAGATTGATGAATACAGAGCTATGAGAGACCTTTTCAGTCAGGCTATGGATATTGGTATTATTCCTATATATCCGATTACTGCACTTGCTAATGAAGCTGATGCAAAAACCCTTTTGCAGTATGCAAGACAGTTCCATACAGATTTCCAGTTCCCTTCTGAGCAGTTTTCAAGTTGGAACGTCATGAACCCCGGCAACACTATTACAACATGGTCTAAGCCGGATAACATTTCTATCCTGCTCACTTCTCAGACAGTTGCAGTTGTTGATGTTCAGGCTCTTGCGAGTGCTTTTAACCTTGAATATTCAAACTTTATTGGCAAGCGTACACTCGTTGACTATATTGATCCTGCAAGAAAAGTTAAGGCTATCATGTTTGATGACTTTGCCATTAATTGCAAAGATGTACTTGATCAGACCGGAGAATTTTACAATCCCGCCGGTGCTAAGCTGAATGTATTCAGGAATAAACAGGCTATCATGGCACTGAATCCCTTTGCGAATATGGTAGCATTTACAACAAATACTTTCACTTCTGTTACCGGTGAATCTGCTCCGGCTGACTGGTCAACGGCGGTAGGTAAGTATTACAAGAGATCTGATGCAGGTACATACACTGCGATTAATGGTAATAATACGACATATGTTTCCGGTGATTTTTATGTAATCGGATAATTACAAAAAGTTTCACATGAAACATTCTAAAAATTGTTTCATGTGAAACATTTTTATATGAGGAAGTGAAAAAACAATATGGAATACAATGAATATAATATGGGCGATCTGGTTCATTTTTCAGATAACAATTTAACTTCATTTGAATCTGAGGGTTGGCAGTTAAAATTTAATACATTCTGGACTGATGTTAATACATACTATATGTTAGCTTGTAATAGATTTAAGTGGAAAAGTTCAGAAATTGAACCAAAAGACCGACTATCAAAATTAATTGAATTCTATCTGAATACTAAAGGCCAGTGCTTTATTGTAAAGAAAACAAAGGAAGTATTACAGGGTTGTATATCAGAAAAATATGATCGTTTTGGTAGACCAGAAGGATTCTATTGTTTTGGCTATAATGGAGAATCAGACGGAAAAAGGTTTTATAAATATGATGAAGTAATCTGGATAAAAAATAACTATCTCAGAATACCAACACTTTACTGGATATTCAAATACTGTAAAAGGATCAATGAAGTTGAAAAGACTATGGATTTAAATTTGCAGGCTCTCAAAACTCCCTGGATAATCGAAACAGACCCGTTAATTAATCAGTCAGTTAAAATGATGTTTCTGGCTATCGATAATTTATCAAAATGTATTCTGACAGATAAACAGAAGTCATTAATTGATAATATCAAAATACTGAAATTAGATACCCCATATTTGATAAGAGATTTATATGATCAGAAAATCAATGAGGAAAATAATCTTTTACAGATTCTCGGCATTGATACTATTAATGAAAAAAATGCTCATATGCTCTATGCAGAAGTACAGAACAGTAATGAAATAACTGATAACTATACAGATATCTTTGTATCTGAAAGAAAAATAGCAGTTGAAGAGGCAGAAAAGGCCGGTATCGATTTACATTTATCAATGTTGGAAGTTGATTTTGATATTGATGAACTCAATGGTAATCTGAATGGAGGTGAACAGGATGCAGAACAGAACACCGGTAACATTGCGGAGATTAATTAACCCGGCTACAAATATTAATAAATGGGTGAATAATAATGGAGTTTTTGAACCTCTTGAAATATCCACCGGATTTACACTATTTGATGAATACCCGCTATTTTTTGATGGTACATATAAAATAGGATCTATCAATATTATACCAAAAATTGGAAATACAGAATATATTGATTCTGAATATCGTGAAAAACTTAATCAGAAAATCCAGGATCACTATATAGATTATAGAATAGGGTTTGAAACTCCACAACTTTTTAAACATCATTTCAACACTCTGTTGAAAGAGGTCATGGATAAATATAATAGTGAATATCGATTAGCATGGGGATTCTTTGCAGAAAAATTACCCTATGGGTATTTTGAACATATGGAGTATAACGGAAGTACAAAACAGACATATAATTCAGATACCACTAACAAGAAGGGTAATGTAACTAATTTTGATTGGAATGGTGGGATATCCGGGCAAAATACCGATAGCAAAAGTTATAATTATGATTTCGATACTCCACAAAACATGAGTTCACTAAATCCAGATTCACCTGATCATATGTCCGGAGCGAATGTTACAAAAAGTAATAACGGTGAAATGTATAATACAAATGGTAGAGTTATATATTTAAATGGAAAGTATACAGTAATAAATGATGAAGATCATCCCACCGGAAAGATAAAATACGATGATGATAAAACGGAAAACAGGGGATATGATCAGAATGAATATGTAAATAGATATGATGAAAAATATGGATATAATTCAAATGACTTCAAAATGATAATGGAATTTAATAATGAGTTGAATAACATTGACTTAAAAATAATAAATAGTCTCCGCGACTGTTTCTTATATATTTATTAATAGGAGGTAAGAAAAATGATTAACTGGAATATAGTCCCTATGGTTTGGAGTTCTCCGAATTTCCCCTATATCCTTTTCACTGAGATGGAATGGATAGGAAAACTGTCATATATAGTAGAATCTCATGATGATAGAATACAGAATCTTGAGACTACTATTGCAGACCATGAAAACAGAATCGATAATATCGAAACTGTGGAAATCCCGGCTATAAAAGTAAGACTTGATGATGCTGAATTAACATTATCAAATCATGAAAACAGAATCCGTACTAATGAAAATGCTATTAATACTATCAATACTATCATGATACCGGCTATAGAAAACCGTATTGAATCACTGGAAAATGAAACTAAAATACTTCTGCATATACCTACAATTCCCTATCCTGTAGATGATAATAATATCAGATCATACACTTTAGATGTCCCGGAAGGTTATACAGTTCTTGATGTATCATTTAACTTAGTAGGTGATTACACTGAGGACTTTGGCATAACTTCAAAAACAACACATATAGCAAATTTAGCAACACATAATGGAAGTGCAAATTTAACATATGTAACAAATACAGAGATAACCGGAGAATATGGTACTATGGAATATTTAGCAAATAATATAAATATTACTACAGATAACAATAATCATATAACTATATCATATGGCCGTGAATTTTTATCAGCAAATATGCATAGTACTGTAACTGATTTTTATGGACTGCCTAACATGACAAGATGTATATTTAAGATGTATAAATTACCTACTGTATAAATAAAAGCCGGGATTATTCCCGGCTATAATTTAAGGGAGTGAAATATTTATGAATCCTATATCAAATTTAATTTTATATAATTGCAAACTGGACAGAACTATGCACAAAACTATTGACTTTAGTTCACAGTCTGCAAGGGATAGTTATTTTTCAAGTAGTAATGCTATAGCTACTATTATATCTGTACCATTTAACGGGGATGCATATTTCATCCGGGAAAATATGACAATAAAATTAGGGATCAATGCTGATATTTTAGACTTCAATGGAGTAAATTATTGCCGTTTCAATAATCCTCAGTCGGGAACAAGTAACTATTTCTATGCTTTTATTGATGGTATCGAATATTCTGCACCATATACTTCAATTCTTCATATCAGGACTGACGTTATGTTAACGAATATGAGGAATTTTACAACTAATGAATGTTTTATTGAAAGATCTCATATTGCAAAAAGTGATGATGATTTTTATAATCAGTTAACCCCCGAATCAGTTGACTATGGAGATATATGCATTTATAGTGATCAAAGAGTTACTACCGATTTATCAGCCAGGACAATAACAGAATTTGGTGATAATTATTATATCTGTCTCAATATGTCAGAACCATTAAACGGTGCACCTTTTACCCATATTAATTATATTGGTGGTGTACCAAATTTATCATATTTCTATTGTTTTGATTGGACTGACTTGAACTATATTAATGAGCAGATAAATCAACATGGCCAAACAGAATCGGTAATATCTATTTTCGCAGTTCCTAAAATGTATATAACTATTACTTCAACTATAAATTATAATGGTCACGATCTTTTTATCATTGATGAAAAGAATTATTCTGATTTCCAAACTTTCTTGATAGTAAAATACCCTACAATGGCAAATGGGTATAATCCCCGTAACAAAAAATTACTTTGTTATCCATACAATTATTTAAGACTGCATAATCACAATAATTCTTCAATCGATTTGAAGTGGGAAAACTCAACAAATCCCACCGGGGAAATTGATATTAAAACTGTTATGTCATTAGGTACAAATGCAAATATCTTAGCAATACCAGTAAACTATGAAAATTATGGAACCGATTATTATTCCGAATATCTGGGAAATTATGAAAACTCTATTGATTGTAATGGATTTCCAGAAATACCCTGGATAACTGATACATATAAAAATTATATTGCACTCAATAAAAATAGTATTGAAACACAAAAAATAAGCATGACTTATAATTCATCAACTAAATTAATAAATAGCCTATCTAATAAAAATACAGTTGGTGCTATATCTGCACTATCTGAGGATATGCTAACCAGACAGGACTTTGAAAATAAAATGATCGATTTACGGAATCAGCCTTTAAAAATTCATGGTAACATTCCTGGAAATATGGGTTTTAAATCTGGTTCAATGGGTATTTTTGTTAGCCGTATGTCCTGTAAAACTCAATTTGCAGAAAAGATAGACAAGTATTTTGATATGTACGGATATAATATATCAGCGGTGCAAACTCCAAACTTTACAAGTAGATCCCATTACAACTATATCAAAACTACCGGAATTGATATTTATGGACCTATTTCAAAAAATGATAAAGAGACTATAGCTAATCTTTTTGATTCAGGTGTAACTATATGGCATATTTCCGGGGGCGGAGTTTATGGAGTTTATGATGTAAATAATAATTAAAGGGTGCTATATAGCACCCTTTTTATTAGACTTCATACACAGATATGGGATTATTTTTAAGTCGTTCCTCTGTCTCTTCACGACTACAAAAAGATGTTTCATAGATAAAATCCTCAAATAGTTCTTTTGCCTCTTCCCATGTTTCGGCCTCTACTTCTGCAACTTCATCATTTCCATCAAGAATATCAAATTTTTCTGCAAAATAGTTTTCTTGTGTATATGCTCTATACTTTCTCATAATATTCTCCAATCTGGTTTTCTGGGGTTTCCTTCCCTTATCTTGATTATATTATAGCATATATTTCTCATTTTGTCAAGGGATTTTGAAAAAATAATTCTTATTTTATGTTAGTATATACTAATGTTTCACATGAAACAATTCAGGACCCTTTTACAAAAGGGTCCTGTTTTTTAATACTACTATCCATAGATATTTTACATTTCCGTCACAATACCTAACTGAATACCCTGGAAATTTTTCTCTTGCTTTTTGGATGAAAAGTGTTAAATTTTGCCCATATATGCAATGATTTAAATATAGTGGAGTTGCTATTTCGTAGGGTAATACTGATAGTAATTCTCTATTATATTGTTCTTCTCCGTATTGCTGAATAAAAATATCCCGGTATTTTTCAAGAGTATTGTATTTTTGTTCGTTTCCGGTCTTTCCAATACTATCAATTAGTAGCTTAGTCTCTACAAGATCAAAGCACTGTAAATTAAAATTGTTGATAAAGAAATAATATTTACCATTATCTGCCTTCAAATAAAAATTGTTTACACTATCTCTTAAAAAGTCAGTTATAGGGTATTCCCTGGACTGATCAAAGATATCAAATTGTTTTGCAAATTCTCCACTGGTTGCAACTTCATTTCCGGGTACTCGCTGTAATAGCGGTATTTCATCTTCATTTTCGTATGCCATTAATCCATATTCAAAGGCTATTTTTGCAGGCTTTTTAAATAGATTTGACTTATATATTTTTATATCTCCAGGTTTTAAATTATCTCTATCAATATCTATACCGAATTTCATATGATAGGGATTATATTTAGAATCCTCATTTAAATTATTGCCTAACAACCATACTTCAACATCTGACCGGGAACGGCAAATAGATGAGAGAATTGACATAAATGCTGTATACTCATTATCAACATAATTCAACATTGATAATTCAATATATTCATCGAATACAAATGTTTTTATCATCTCATCATATACACCAGATTTGTATTTACTGCTCTGAGTGAGGATATATATTTTTCCGAATTCAACCCCGTTATAATAATAGGTGTTTAATTCTCCGTTTACCCTTCTTCCGTCATCCTCATAATAGTATTCAAATGTTATTACCCGGTCCTGTCTTTTCGGTTTTGTCTTTTCGTAAAATTCACCACCCTTAGAAAACCTATCAAAATATGAACCAGCTTCAACTGTATATGTGATATTACGAACTAATCTTACAAATTTATAATTGTGCTTTTCAAATTTATCTATTAGATATTTTGCCATAGAGGTGCTTTTTCCGGTATTTCTACCGGACATTAGCACCTTATAATTAGTCTTACATTTTGCAAGTCTATCAACTGTCTGATATCTCATTTTTTAATTCCTCTCTAATACTATTAATTAAATTAGTTCTGATTCTCATATCCTTTTTATTACTGTTATTATCCCGGCAAAGTCTACTAATAGTAGACTTTGGAATACCGGTAATATTTTCAATTTCCTGTAATGTAATACCAGGTGTTTTTAAAATTATTTCTGAGATTTTTTCCCACTTTTCAAGGGTCTTTTTGCTTTTACTTCTTTTCATTATCATTTTCCTCTCTTTCAAAATGTTCATTATATTCACTACAATAATTACACTCATTAGGTGTATAGCAGTATCCTCCTAACAATGGACAATATTGCATATTATCATATTCTGTACACATTTTTATCACTCCTCAAAATGTAAAAAATTATACTCTAAATTTTCCAATGTACCAAAATTCACTTGACCTAATTCAGACTTTACACCACAATATTGCTTCTGGCGTACTAACTTTCCAGTTAAATTACCGGGTATAATTTGTGGTATCATTTTCAAGTCAAGATCATGTAATAGGTTTTTTATATTTTCATCATTGAATTTAAGTGCATTTTCTCCACTTAGTTTTAGTTCTCCATGATCATAATATCCTCCACAATATTTTATGAAAATATCTGCAAAGTATACACTTGCTTTTATTCCTGATATTGTGATATCTATAAATATTTTATCTGGGAATTTTTCATCATGCATTATACCGATATTTTTCAGTGTTTCTGGCGTATAGAAATAATTAAATGTTTCCTCATAATCAACAGCACCAAAATGGAACTTATTTAATTTACTCCATTTAGAATTATTCAATTCAGGATCATACCAAGTTTTAAAGATATCATTTTTACACCCTCCACATTTCAATGAATCAGTGTGAAAGTAATATATTGTACCATTATTATTAATACAATGCCATATCATACAGGCTAATTCAAAACGTGACCACCCGGCGGTATACGCTCCGACCGTATAATGTGTATTGCATTTTTTAATTATATCCTTATATTTTTCATTTATCAATTCCATTTCGCTTTTATCTGTTTCTACTTCTTCCTGTTCTTTTAGTGTTTTCTTTCCTATTTCAAATCCGGATTCAAATTTCAAATCTTCATGATAGATATTCTGATATTCCTGACCGAATAGGCCGTTAAAAATTCCTTTGATTCTAAGTAGTTCTTCTGATAAAAATTCTCTGTAGTTTCCCGGTTCAATTCCTTTTATTGTATATTCTTCTGCTCCATTTTCTGTTATGTATTTTGCAGTTTCTTCAAAATCATGGGATTTAGCATAAAATTTAAAGTCCTTATATTTTTCTTTATATTCTCCATAGTATTCTGCTTTACTTATAATATATTGATCGCAACTATACATTTGGTATTTATAAGCTTTTATGATTCTTGTAGTTTCAGGATTGTAATTATAAAAAGATAAGTGATATATTAGATCTATACCGAATACCCATTTTCTATATACTTTTGATGTTATTGTCTTTCCGTTTTTTGTTGTAGCCTGATAATTGAATGCGGTTCTTTCTGTCAGTTCATTTTCTGAATAGTTTTGTGTTTGTTTTCCACTTCCTAATGATAATATAATATTTCCGTGCGGTAAAACTTTTGCAGATAGATCATGAAATTCTACTAATAATAAATAATCATATTCAGGAAGAAATTTATTATAAAACATTTTCGGTTCTTTTTGCATAGTCTCAGATAGTTGTTTATACTTCTTCATTATCCAGTCATAATTAGTTACCTCTCTTATACTATCTCCTATAGGAAATACTTTGTTATAGAATTGCCCCGGATGTGCTGATTTTATATCAAAACTATGAACATCTTTTAACCATTTACCAGTATACCGGGGATTAACTCCTATTAGACCACCTCCGGACGCATTAAAGAAATTCCGATATAAATTAAAATCCGGGATATTATATTTTTTACTTAAAAAGCTATGGAGTGTAAAAAGATCACATTTTTTCCCTTCTGGTTTATAGTTAACGGACTTGTTATATTTACATATATTTTTACTATGTTGTGTAGCTGATAGGGGAATTTTTGTTATATCCCTGTACTGAGGTAATATATTAATAATTTCTTGCAAATATGTCATTGCTATTACATTATCACGTTCATTATATTTTTTATCAGTATCATTTATATCATATCTGTATAGCCTGGTCTGTTCATAATCATATTCCAATTTAGGTATATTATATTGTTTTCCTAAATTCTTTATAGATTTATTAGATATTAAATAAGTATCTCTGATTATAAATTTAGAACCTGATTCTGATATAAATTCAATGCTTTTTATATTTGCAGTTGTTTCCGCTATTATGTTATATTCTTTACATTTAGTGCATAGTTTTTGAAGTAGTTTTGTATTATATCTGATATAGTTATATTCATAGTCTAAATTGTGAGCAGTAAATAAGATATCTGAATCCACTACCCACAATGTTATTAACTGATCAAATATTATATCATCTGTAAATGGTTCGTATGCAAATTTACTGTTAGTTTCACCGGTTTTTACATTCATCATATAGAAATTAGATAGATATTTATGTGTAAATCCTATTAGTTTATAATGCATATTGTGAGTTTTGTTACTCCAATTTACTATTTTTTCTGCTCTTTCCCGATATTCATTAGTTATGTAGCTTGTTTCAATTCCCATATATTCGGTTAAATATTTTTGATAGATAGGGCATTTTACATATAGATTTCTATATTCGTAATAATACCATACTTCATATATTTTGGAATTCTCAATGTCATATGTGATAATATATTGATCTCTATTATTCTTTTCCTTACTCAAATATTATCACTCTCTTCCTGAATGTTTCACATGAAACATTTTATAATCCAGATTTTGCTAAATCATTATTGTACTTTGGTTCTGGTTCTGTAGTTGAAAAATTTGCCCTATATTCCTGGGCTGTTTTTGAATTTTCGGCGGTCTGTAAAAGCTCATTCAAATGATATATCAGTTTATTGCATAATGCAAAAATTTCTGAATCATTTTTATTTTTCTTAGCATAGTCTAAAACTACATTCATAACTAATTTTATCTTTCCTATAATTGTCTGTACTTCTTTTACCATGTTAGGCAACATTATCTCTCTATAATTTTCATTATAAAAATCCCCTATTTCATAGTCTTCTGATAATTTTTTACCACCTAATATAGATATTACTGATTCTTTTAAATCCTCCGGCATTTGACCAATTACTTTGTTTAGTTCTTTTGCTAAATAATTTAAATCCTGTACTGCCTGGTATCCTCTTACTTTGGCCTTTTGAATTTCAGCAATTGAATATGATTTATTTAATTTTACTCTCTTCTGTTCATAGTATTGTTTTCTTTTTTCATCATCTCTTTTAATAGCCTCTGCCATTGCTTTTCTGATTTTTTCCCTTTGCTTTTCATAATATTTATTTCTATCTTTTACTATGTTTCCAGTTTCAGGGTCTATAAAATATCCTTCATATAGACCGGGGTTTAATGATTTCAACTGCTCTAATTTCTTTTTATTAGCTAATATCTTATTAGCTTTTTGTTTTGCTTTTCGTTCTTCTGCCTGTTTTTTCTGTCTTTCCTGAATCTGTCTTTTTATTTCAGGGGTTTCATTGACTATCTTATATTTTCCTGATACAGGATCAAATATACGGACCTTTTTTATTTTCTTAGCCATAGTATTCACCTCTGTATAAGTAGTCTAATGTTAATAGATCGTATTCGTTAAAACACCAATTAAACTTAGTACAATCACTACATATAGATTCACAATATATTGTATCTAAATGATGATATTTACAAACAATCTTTATTATATCTTTTAGTGTTTTCATTTCATCACCTACTTTTCATTATCATCTATGGTACAGATCAGTGATACAACCATAGTCGTAATTATTCCACATATACCACCTAATAAAAATAACATATTCATACACTCCTATCTAATAGATAAATATATTTATAATATCTTTCCAACTTATTGCTTATATCCTGATATA